CCCACCCAGTTGAGCCAGCGGAACTGCGCACCAGAGCCATCCTCCTCCTGGAGAGCAACCTGGGGCAGAGTGGCCTGGAGGTAGACACGGTAGATCAGATCACCGTTACGGGAGATAGTGCAGGTCACACGCTTGCCGAAGTTGGCCACACCATTGAAGGTCTGCTCAATAGCCTCCATGGAGAAGTTGGAGTGGCGGCGGTACAGCTGCTTGAAGAAGGTAACCTGAGGATTGGCCGTCAGATAGACGTCCTGAGCGCCGTAAGCGACGAGCTGCATAAGACCACCACCGGACATGTTTATATTCCTGGCTACGAATTTTTTTCTGGCTAACACCGGGACCGCAAAATGTCACCTAAAGCTTTCTTCTAACGGACACGTCAGATACATATGTCCAAGTCACTAGATGCGGTGTTAGTCCGCGATGTTATAGTAGAGCCACGAGCACAGGCTGCCAAAGCCACTACGCTGGAGGCGCATCATCAGCAGAAGATGCGCGAATTCGTTGAAGAGCGGGCATCTATTGGGGAATTAAAGGAGGAGCTGGCGGCGACTGAGGCACGCCTAGATGAAGCCACTCTGTTTAGCGATGAATGGCGGCAATTAACTGACACGGCCGAATCCATCCGTCGGCAGATTACCGATCTGGAAAGTGATCGGCGGCGCCTGGACTATTTTCTGGATGTTGGCGATATGCTGTTCCAGTACTATGATGCACAGGATGCACTGGCACGAGGTGCATCCAAGCCAAAGTCGGCGGCACCTGTGCGGATGCCGGCCAATTCTGTGTTGAGCTATTTTACAGCGCCTGCTGCGGCGATTGAAGTGGAGACAGTTGCTAGCTCTGCGGATACTAACACTCCTGTAGGCGGCGCTGGTGCTAGCGCGAGCACAAAGAAACCGTCAGCAAGTGAGATTGATTCCAGTGAGGGTTTCAATCGTGACAAAATTCTGGAGCGCTATCTGGCGAGTGTTGACCCCTCGGCTATTAAGAGCGGAATTCTGCCTGGTAGCGGTATTGAGCCAGGGTGGGGGTGCTGTCCTGCTTGCGATGTGGAGATGACATTCTATCAGAATGAGGCACTATTGGGCTGTCCCACATGCGGCTATGAGGAGTTTATTCTGGTGGATTCCGAGAAGCCGAGTTATAAGGATCCGCCCCGCGAGATTACGTATTTTGCATACAAGAAGTCCAATCATTTTAATGAGTGGCTGGCACAGTTCCAGGCCAAGGAGAATACTGACATACCGGCGGATGTGATTGAGGCGGTGGTGGCCGAGCTGCGCAAGGAGCGGATTTCGGATCCCAAGCGTGTCAAGAAGGAGAAGATCCGCGAGATTTTGCAGAAACTCAAGATGTCCAAGATGTACGATCACGTCCAGCAGATCAAGAACCGGATTCAGCAGCAGATGACGCATCTGACGCTCTCCAAAGAAATGGAGGAGAAGCTGCAGCACATGTTCAAGGAGATCCAGCCGGCGTTCATCAAGTATTGTCCCAAGGGACGGTCCAACTTCTTGTCGTATCCGTATGTGCTATACAAGCTCTGTCAGCTGTTGGAGATGGATGAGTTTCTGCCGTGTTTCCAGCTGCTCAAGTCACGCGAGAAACTGTATCAGCAGGATCAGGTGTGGCAGAAGATCTGTGAGGAGCTGGGGTGGCAGTTCATTCGTTCCATTTAAACGGATTGATTCTACGGATAGAGTGGGAAGACGGTCTGTCAGCCGATCTCGCCCCGGTCCTGTCGGCAGAATGCCTTGGGCCGCTATGGTCCTTTAACTCAGTCTGCCTGTGAAACAGGTTGGCTCTGTTAAAGGGCCTCCCGAGGTCCTTTAACTCAGTTGGTAGAGTGTCACTCTTATAGCTTTTTCGCTATGCATGTGAGGTGACGGTCGTGGGTTCGACCCCCACAAGGACCACATATAGACCTTCTTGGCGCAGTTGGAAGCGCGTCTGCCTTCTAAGCAGAAAGTCGCTGGTTCGAACCCAGCAGAGGGTGTCTTTTTAGTAGTTAACAACTACTAAAAAGATCCCCAAACATTCCTACTTATTCCGTGTCAGAAAGTGGTGTATCTACCTGTAAAACTGACACAGCCTCGCGTGCCGCCAGATACTGCTCATGGAGCCACTGCGCACCAACATCATCGCGCTGAATACGAATTGTTGGCCCGTATGTCATATAGACATTGTAGATGATTCCAAACTGTGTACTAACATCCACACGCCGGATATCATCTTTGCGCACAATTGTGGAGCCCAACAGGATCCATTCGGATGGGAGTGGTGTGGTGACCGCGGCCATCTTTCTGTTTGGGTGCCGCATAAACAATCACGAAGACTAACACAGAGACTCTGTCATGACCACGACCATTGCCGCATTTGATCTCGGCATCAAGAATCTGAGCTACTGTGTGACGTCGTTTGACGCATCAGGTGCTCTCGTGACCGTGCGCCGCTGGGCGAATCTAAATCTGTTGGCTGACGGTGCTGAATCACAGAGTCAAACACGGTGCGGTGCATGTGCTGGACCCGCGTCGTGGTCCGATCGGACCGCAACGGGAGAGCTAAAGCTGTGGTGTAAGAAGTGTGTTAAGAAGGGGGCGGCTGGGGCGAAACCCGTGTTGGAACTAACAGCCAAGTCTCCCAAGCTCGCCGATTGGCGTGCGTGGGCGCCTGATGCGCTTGAGATTTCTGAGACGGAAGCCAAGCGGCTCACGAAGGCTGTGCTAGAGACGCGAGCGGCGGCGATCCGTCTGATGCCGTACAAGGCGCCGAAGGCGAAGGGTGTAACACTCCAGGCACTCCTCGCCGCGATGGAGACGTGTCTGACCGCAGAACTAACACATCTGGCTGCTGCATCCCGCATTCGGCTGGAGAATCAGCCCGCCGAGTTTGCCCCGCACATGAAGTCCATTCAGATCATGCTATTTACGCTGATTGATCACCGTCTGCGCACCGAACACGGCTGGACGGGTGCCATGGAGTTTGCGAGTGCCGGTGTCAAGACGAAGGGGACGGGTGCGGGTACAGGCAAAGACGCCAAGCGGTCACGGAAGCTGGCGGGTATCCAGCGTGTGACGGATATTCTGAAAGGCGCGGGTGCTGCCGGTGCTGCGCATCTGGCGTGGTGGAGCGCGCAGGCCAAACAGGATGATCTGGCCGATGCGCTGCTGATGTGCTGCGATGGCGTTCAGACCCCGAGTTAAAGCTCTTCTCCTAAGGCAACGATATGAGCATCCAATTTGCCGAAGCTGGGGGTTCCAAGCCGTCCTCTGCCGATCTCGCGGCTTTCGCGAATCGCGCCAAGGAGATTGATGTCGGCGGCATTGATGATATTGTAGAGCTCGGTGATGATCTCGGCATTGGCCTCCTGGCCAATCAGAGCAAGGTGGCAGCCTCTCCGAAGTCGGGACCCCGACAGGTGAGCTTCTCGGCGGGCGGCGCCGGTGGAGTGTCTGAAGTCCCGAGCATTCAGATTAAGCCTGTGGAGGATCTGGAGGGTGTTGTGAATCTGGATGCGGCGCCCGGTGCATCTGACATTCGCATCAATCGCGGCGGTGATATGGATGGTGGTATGCCGTTTGTGATTAATCCTGGTGGTGGAGGGGGAGGAGGGGAGGGCGGTGTCACCATGGACATTGGTGGAGGTGGTGGCGGTATGAGTGCCGAGGAGGAGACACGCAAGAAGCAGGAGTATCTGACGAAGCTGCGTCGCCTGGAGAATGATGGTCTCCGTGGGCAGCGCATGACCATGCAGAACTCTCTGGCGGAGATCAAGGCCGAGTACGACAATCTGACGGACAGCAAGAATCTGGAGGCGTCCATTCGTTTCCAGCGCAATGCGCTTATGACGTTCGTGTCAGGTGTGGAGCTCGTGAATGACAAGGTGGGTCACAAGCTGCCGATTAAACCGCGTCTGAAGGGTTGGTCCGAGTCCGTGCATACTAACATCGGTGACTTTGACGACATCTTTGAAGAGCTGTATGATCTGTACAAGGACAAGGCGAAGGTGCACCCGCTGCTGCGTCTGGTGGGTACGCTGGGTGTATCGGCCACTATGTACCATCTGACCAACTCCATGGCGGAGCGCTCGGGTATTCCTGGTATGGCCGAGATGATGAATGATGATCCGGAACTCCAGCGTATGATCGCGCAGAAGATGGCGGCCAAGATGGGCGGTCTCGGCCAGTTTATGAATGTGGCTAGTGGATTCGGTGGTGGTCCCTCTCCTATGGGCGGTGCAGGTGGTGCT